ATATTAGAGAATGACGTATTTGAATCACAAGTGTTTATAGACGTACAAAGCAAGAACACAAAGAAATTTAAAATGGCTAAAGAAGAACACGGTGAAGTATTTACAATGAAAGAAAAGAATGATGCAGAAAGATTAGCAGAAGCATTTTATCGTAACGAACCTGCTATGCAAATGATAAAAGGATGTAAGACAGAGTTTCCAGGTGTAGCGTTAGTACAAGGTCAACCATTTCGTGCTAAAGCAGATGTTTTAGCTAAAGATTATGTGTGTGATCTAAAAACAACAAGTAACATAAAAGGGTTTGAGCATAGTGCGTATAACTTTCACTATGACGTACAAGCCTATCTATATACAGAAATTTATAAAATACCTGATTTTAGATTTATTGTAATAGATAAAGGATCTAGAGATATAGGTATAAGTAAAGCTGTAAGTAAAGAATTTATACAGAGTGGTAGAGATAAAGTAGCGTATGCTCTTAATGTTTATGCACAACACTTCGAGCAAGACGAACCAGAACTAGACGACTATTATATAGAGATAAACCTTTGATATATAAACAAATATTAATAATTTAGTAAATTATGAGAGAGACATACAGAATAGCAAAAGAAGTTAAAGACGTAACAGGTATAAACTTTTTACAAAAGAAAAGAGATCAAGAATATGTAGAAGCAAGATCATTTTTTGTACACATACTAAGACACTATTACAAACTACGTAATAAAGATATAATAAAGATATTTAACCAATTAGGTTTTAATATGGATAATGCAACACTAACACACAGTATAAGAATGTTTGAAGTGTATGAACATAATAATGCAAGAATGCAAGAATGGTTTAATAGTTTATTTGCTAAACCAGACTTTAAGAGTAGAGCAAACACAACTGCATATATAAAATCTAAACTAAAATACTTACCTGCAGATACATTAATGAAGATGGCAGCACAAATAGATACTATGGTAAAAGACAAAGTATTTTTAGATGAAAGTGAGTGGGTATATTAAAAAAAGTAAAAAAAAGTATTATATATTTGATTAATCAAGTTTTTTCAAGTTGGCAAGAAAGATAATAAGTGCTTACATAGAGCGACCTAAAAAGAAAAGACCAGGTGTGCATAGTAAGAATGCAAGTAGAGGACAAACTGGTTATAAAAAGAAATATAGAGGACAAGGTAAAAGAAATTAATTATGAGTTGGGGTGGTAAAAGAGATGGTTCTGGTAGAAAGTCTAAAGCTGATGAGTTTAAGTTATTAGACAAGCTATCACCTATGGAAGATTTATTTATACAAGTACTACACGATGGTCTAAAGAAAGGTGACTATAAGTTTGCACAACTATATGCAAATTACTATTATGGTAAACCTAGAGAAACACAAGACATAACACTAAACCAAGACACACCTTTATTTGAAGTAGTTGTGAAAGATAATGAATCAAGTACAGACTAATGTTATATTTAACCACGCTTATAAATTTCATAGATCAGATAAGAAGATACTAATAGAGCAGGGAGGAAGTAGGTCTGGTAAAACCTTTAACCTGTTAGTGTGGATAATATTCGATTACTGCTTTCAAAATCAAAATCATATTGTTACTATATGTCGTAAGACTTTTCCGAGTTTACGTGGTACTGTTATGCGTGACTTTTTAGATATACTAAAGAACTATGAGTTATATAGCGAAAAGAATCATAATAAGAGTAATAGCGAATACTATCTAAACAACAATACCATAGAGTTTATATCATTAGATCAACCTGCTAAGATACGTGGTAGAAAAAGAAACTTATTATTTGTTAATGAGTGTAATGAAATAGATTGGGATAGTTGGCAACAATTAATATTTAGAACAGAAGGTCAAATAATAATAGACTATAATCCTAGTGAAGCAAACCATTGGATATATGATAAAGTAGAAACTAGAGATGATGCTGTGTTTTTTAAAACTACATACAAAGATAATCCATTTATAGATAAAACACTTGTACACGAACTAGAAAGACTAAAAGAAACTGACGAAGAATATTGGCAAGTATTTGGTTTAGGTGAAAGAGCGCTATCAAGAACACAGATATTTAGCTTTACTACAATAAATAAAATACCAGAGGATGCTAAGTTCTTATCTATAGGTATGGACTTTGGTTATACGAATGATCCGACTTGTGCAGTAGAAGTATATCAGAAAGATCATAATCTATATATTAATGAATTACTTTATAGAACTATGATGACAACGGCAGACATACATAGATTCTTTCTAGAGCATAATAAAGACAATAAGCTATGCTTTGGTGATTCAGCAGAAGTTCGTTTAATAGATGAGCTTAGAAGAATGGGTAACAATATAAGACCAAGTGTTAAAGGACAGAATAGTATTATGGCAGGTATAGACTTGTTAAAGCGATACAAACTACATATAACAGAAACATCTGTAAATGCTATAAGAGAGTTTAGAGATTATAGGTGGAAGAAAGATAAAGCAAATAGATTAACTAATATACCTAATGATGGTGCAGATCACTTACCTGATGCAACCAGATATGCAACCTATAGTCTAATGAGCAAACCTAACTATGGTAAGTATGCTATACGTTAAAACCAAGTAACATACTCTGATAGTCTAGAGCTTCACGTTTACTTGTAAATATTTTAGACTTTAATCTAGTGCCTACAAACCATAGAAGTAAGAATGAATCTTTAGCTTCGTTAGTAGCAAGTCTTGTTTTAGTTATTTTCATAAAACAAATATAAATAAAAAAAAGTTATTAAATAATTTTGATAATTAAAATATAGTTATTAACTTAGGGGTATGAAACAAAAACTATTAAACATATCATACGTTGCCGTTATATGGTTAGCTGCAATATTATTAGTCTTACTAGATAATTTTATAACGAATCTATAATGGAGTCAAGATCATTTAGAGATACTATGATAGCGTTAAACCAGGTGTTCGGTCACTATGACTTAGATCTACTTAAAACATTAGACACATCACAACTAGAGGACTTGTTTATGCAAGACGCATTTAGTTACCCAACAAAGCACGAACACTTTGAATTACATAAAGACAATATTAACTTTAAAATAATAAAAGAACAGCTTACATCTACATAGTATTCTTTTTTCTGAATATTTTTTCATATTAATTGGTTTGAGACAGGGTGTTCGTAGATGGCACCCTTTTTTTATGAAAAAAAGTTAAATTTGTTATTATATTATTATGAAACTATCTATTAATGTACCAACAGATCTAAACGAGCTTACACTTGGTCAATACCAAAAGTTTATTAAGATACAGAAAGACAATGGCGATGGTACATTCATAGCACAAAAAATGATAGAGATATTTTGTGGCATAGATCTAAAAGACACATTCAAGATCAAGATAAAAGATATGAATGAGATCATAAAAATACTTAACGATCTATTAGAGATAAAACCAAAACTAATAAACAGATTTGAATTAAATAATGTAGCATACGGATTTATACCTGTATTAGAAGATATATCATTAGGTGAATATGTAGACATAGAAAACTATATGCAATCCTGGGATGATATGCATAAAGCTATGAGTGTACTGTACAGACCTGTATCAGAAGCATACAGAGATAAATATAATATAGAAGAGTATGAAGCTAAAGAAACAGATGTACTGAAAGATATGCCGTTAGATGTTTGTTTTAGTGCAGTGGTTTTTTTTTACAATTTAGGGATCGAGTTGTCAAGCAATATGATGGATTATTTGACGGAGGAACAACTGAACAACCTCACGGAAGGTCAGCACAGTTTTCTAAACGATGGGGGTGGTATTCAGCAATTTACGAACTCGCTCAAGGACGTATTACAGAATTCGAAAATATCACTAAAGAAAGATTATTAAAATCTTTGAATATATTATTATATATGAAAGAAAAGAACGAAGTAGAACAAGCAGAATTAAAAGCAAATGCCAGGAAACGTAGCAATTAGATCATATTACTTACTAAGCGAAGCGCTAGAAAGTTCATTACTAAACAACAATATAACTAAAACAGTAACAATAGGAGATGTATCTGATGTAGACTTAGGTAAACAATCTATATTTCCCCTAGCACACTTTATTGTAAACAATGTGGTATCAACACAACAAACGCTTGTATATAATATTACTGTACTTGTTATGGATATAAAAGATACTAGTAAGTCAGAAGAAACAGATAAGTTTAGAAAGAACACAGATGAACAAGATATATTAAACACACAATTAGGCGTATTAAATAAATTAATACAAACATTAAGATTTGGCGATCTAAACACTACGGGATATAAGTTAACTAATGATCCTACTTGTGAACCATTTGTAGATAGGTTTGAAAATAACTTAGCAGGGTGGAACGCAGATCTAGAAATAGAATTACCTAATGACCAATTTATATGTTAGTATTTTCAGATAAGTTTAATGCAAGGTTAGATGAGTTCTTTAAAGCTGTAAAAAAACAAGCTAGGCAGAATCTAAGTAAAGGTACAAAGCTACAAAGAAGAAAGCGACCTATAAACAACACTAGAAAACTATACAACAGTATACAATATAAAAAGCTATTTGAAAACAAGAATAGTTTAGCATATGGTCTTTTTATGGAGGACTATGGTGATTATATTGACAAAGGTGTAAAAGGTGCTAAAAGTAATTATAGGGTAAACAAGAATACACCATACAGTTACAAAACTAAAATGCCTGGTTCAGAATCATTTGAGAACTGGGCAAAAGCTAGAAATATAAGATTTAGAGATGCTAAAGGTAAATTTAAAAAAGGCAACTATAAACAAATAGGTTATGTACTAGCAAGATCTATATTTGAAAAAGGTATAAGGGCAAACAATTTTTTTACTATACCATTTGTTAATGAGTTTAAAAAATTACCGCAAGACCTACAAAACATATTTAGTGATGATATGATAATAGAAATGATAGATAGTATGATAGAAGCAGATTTAATTAAAAGAACATAATGGCAGTAATATTATTAAGAAGTCCGTACTACGAAACACATACTCAAGCACAGGATAGTGGAAATACTGCTAAAAGTGCAACGTTAGAATTATCAGTAAGCGGAACAGTAATTAGCACAATGAGTAAGGATACTGTTTTAAACGGCACGACTGGAACAGTAGCATTTGAGATAGCAGACTTATGTAGAGATTATTTAGATGTAACATTTAATAATTCATATACTAGTCAGACTATTGCAATAACAGGTACACTTACATTTAAGAGCGAAACAATAGACGATATAAATACAGGTTCTGCTGCTGTAACAGTGGGTAATGCTGTTACCATCACTCATACAGGTTTAGATGGTTACTATGAATTTATGGAGGGATTAGGAACAGGTAACACACCACCTAATAGTGCTAAGACAATAGCGACAAATGATTTGTTAGTAGACACTACTGATATATTAACACGTATTAATCCACCTACAAGTGGTAATTCAGTTCAATTATATTATCCTGATAATACAGCAGGTGTAATTCCTTATTGGAATGGTACTGCAATTGTATATGATACGTTTAGTGCAAGTGATACAACTAAAACAGTTATAAGTACAGTTTTTAAGATTAATAGAGTTTGTAATAAACACACAGCATATAAAGTAACATTTGTAAATAAGTATGGAGCGTTACAAGACTTTTATTTTAATGGCAAAACAACAGAAAACATAAAAGTAAATAAAACAACTTTTAAAAGAAATATAGCTACTAGTAGTTTTGAGTATAGCAAACAAAAACATTCTGTAAAACAATTTAATACTTTAGCTAACGAAACACTTATACTAAATACTCCACCTATGAGTTTTGATAGTGTTAATGAAAGTATAAAACAATTATTAGTGAGCGAACAGGTATGGATAAGAAAAGAAGAAGGTGGTTCAGAGCAAACAATACCAATTAATATAACAGACACTCAACAAACGTTAAAGACAGGCGTAAATGATAAAATAGTACAATATACTATAAGTGCAGAATACGCCTTTGATATGATTAGTAATATTAGATAATGAATAATATTGAATTATATGTAAAAGGATCTAGTGATACAAACTATACTAGATTAGATTTATTTAAAGATGAAACAATATCTTTAACACAGACTATACAAGATGTAAAAGATCCTGCAAAGATATTTACAAACTTCTCTAAAAGTTTTAGTTTACCTGCAAGTAAAACGAACAACAAGTTTTTTAAACATTATCATAATTTTATACAGTCACAAGATTATTCTTATGATGCTAGAAAAAAAAGTATAGCAAAAATAGAACTTAATAGTTTACCATTTGAAAAAGGTAAATTAAGATTAGAGGGTGTTGATTTAAAGAATGGTAGACCTGACACATATAGAGTAACATTCTTTGGTGAGTTAGATTTAAAAGAAGTATTAGGTGATAAAAAATTACAAGACTTAGATTTCTTAGATCAATTTGATAGATTATATACATCTACTGCTGTACAATCAGCATTAGAATCATCTACAGGCACCGATGTAACTGGTTCAGATGGAGAGACATATTCTATACCAACACTTGTATCTTTGATTAGTAATTCAATGCGTGGATTTTATTCTACATCTACTACACCTAAATATTATGAATCTACTACTGATGAGATAAATAAACAAGGTGGCAACTTAAATACGAGTAACGGACCTCTATCGGGTTATTATTGGAAAGATTTAGTATATAGTATAAGGTTGTATGTAATAATAAAAGCTATAGAAAATTCTAGTGCTACAAAAGATAACAACAATAAAAAACAAATAGTATTTAGTAATGATTTTTTTAACACAACAAATACCAGTTTTTATAATTTGTATATGTTATGTCAAAGAAATGCAGGTAAATTACTAGAAGGATTAGGATCATCATACACACCAAATAAACAATCTGGTAAAGCATATGACAATGCTGTTAATAATCACACAAGCAATTTATTGTTACAACAATCAGATTGGGATATATATGGACTTACAAGTACACAACAATTTCAATTTGCAATAACAGTAAATTTTACATCTATAACTGGTTTTGTTTATGTAGATTTAAGGGATACATCAAGCAATACTGTAGTAACAACTTTTACATATACTGCTAACGGACAAAGAAGTTTTGCTATAGGTAATGGTTCATATGAATTAAGGTTTAGAGCAGAAAATTCAGGTGTAGTAGTGCAAGATTTTAAATTTGATTTAATAGGTTTATTTGGAACATATCAAACGACCAGCATATCTACAGGTAATGTAGACGCAGGTTTTACTATACCTAGTGAAGCATTTATAATTAGAAACAATATACCTGATATAAAAATTATAGATTTCTTAACTGGACTTTTTAAAATGTTCAATTTGACTGCGTATAGAAAAGACGGAAAAATATATGTAGATACACTAGATAGTTATTATAATTCAGGAACACTTAGAGATATTACAGATCTTACAGATAGCACAAGTAAAACAGTAGACAAAGCACTACCTTATAGAGAGATAGCATTTAAGTATGAAGACACAGATAACATATTAGCTAAACAATATAAAGAGCAATTTCAAAGAGAGTGGGGATCTGCAGCATATAATGACGATGGTTCATTAGATAGTAATAATACTACATACGAAATAGTGTTACCTTTTCAGCATATGATGTTTGAGAAATTAACTACAGGTTTACAAGTAGGACATTTGTTAGATGATAAGCAAGATCCGTATTTAGGAAAACCATTAATATATTACCCTATACATTCTACGGCAACAGGTGAAACTGCAACAGCAATAAATTTAATCACAGAAATAAACGGTTATGATAGCGGAACATCGCCTAATGAAGAATCAGTAACTGCATATTGGATTCCTAGTAATACACCTGCAATAATAAGCACAGGTGCAGGTTACCCAGAATCAATACACTTTAATTTAGAAATAAGTGAGTGGAATCAAAGTTCTGATTATACAGATACATTATTTGAAAAATACTACAAGTCATATATAACAAACGTATTTAGATATAATGAGCGTATAACAAAAATAAAATCTAAATTACCTATAAGTTTTCTACAACAATACACGTTAGCAGATGAATTACAAATAGGTGATCTTACTTATAGAATAAACAGTATAACCACTAATTTACAAACAGGTGAATCATCACTAGAATTACTAAATGGTAGTGAAGCAGTAGTATCATCAGGTGTAGGGTATGTTAGTATACAAATATCATCATCTAATAGTTCAACACCTAGTACAGCTTGTGGATATTCATTAAACACAACAGTATATTACACAGGTTTACTAGGTAACACAACACAACTATTTACGAATGAAGGTTTAACAACTTCTTATACAGGATCAGGTAATTTTCACGCATTTCCAGGCAGTAATTATGCAACTATAGATACTAATGGTTATGTCTCTAATTATCAACCTTGTCCTACACAAGCGCCTACAATGACTACTAGTACAGCTAGTAGTATAACATACCAATCATTTACAGCTAATGGAAGTTTAGATGTAGCAAATGGAACTGTAATTGAAAAAGGTTTTTATATAGGTACTAGCCCTACATATACAAACAATACTCCTAAAGTAGTCGTTTCAGGAACATCTACTGGCAGTTATTCTTATAATAAAACATCAGGGGTTTCAGGTAACACAACTTATTATGTAACAGCATATGGTGAAAACCAGCACGGAGAAGGTGTAGGTACAACTGTAAGTTTAACAACACCATCTGCACCAGTACCGCCTACAGTAAATGCATTAACAGAGCAAAACGTAAGTTATACAGGTTTTACAGCTAGATTAGAAATTACTAGTGACGGTGGTGATACTATTAATGGAGCAGGATTCTATATGGGTACTAACAGCGCAGCAGCTACTAATAACCCACATTATAATATAACACCTGCACCTACTTCTACAGGTATAAAAACATATGACTTTGGTAATTCAGAAGGTATACTAGCTAACACTACATATTATTATTGGGGTACAGCAACTAATCAATATAGCTCAACAAAAGGTGTGTCAACTTCTTACGAAACAGTAGTAACAGATGCAGCACCTTCTGCGCCATCAGTACAAACACAAACAGAGAGTAGTGTAACATCTACAAGTTTCACAGGTAATATAAACATAACAAATGATAACGGTGCTAGTATAACGAGTGCAGGTATCTGGATGGGAACTGATAGTTCAGCTTATAATGCAGCAGGAAATACTTTTTATTCAATATCTACTACATCAACTGGAGTTAAATCATTAAACTTTACAAATTTAAGCGGTAACACTAATTATTATTATTGGGGATCTGCTACTAATAGTGCAGGTACAACAATATCTAGTACATACGAAACAGTAACAACGCCAGTACAAACATATCCTTATATAGTTTATTACAATAATACAAGTGCTTATTATGCTTGTGTAGTTAGTAGCACAAGTACATATTATTCTACATCATCTAGTTGGGCAGCTGGAATAACTCTATATACTGATTCAGGAGCTACTACTTTAGCACCAGATGGATGGTATAGGTATAATCCAAATACATATAATGAAATAAGTGGAGGTAACGGAGTATTGGGAACACAACAAAATTGTAATTTAGATGTACAAAGATTAAGAATAACAACAGCATATCCAAGTACAAACTTTTATGACATTACAACAGCATTTAACTCTACATTAAGCACAACTAAATTTTTATGGACAACTATACCTGTTACAGGAGGTAGTAGGGTATATACAGATGAAAACTTAACAACACCTGTATCATATGGTTTAGGTACTTATAAAACTTTACATACTTATCCGCAGGACTATAAATATCAATTATATCCAGATCAAGCATTTTTTGCAGCTAAAATTCAAAGATATAATACAAGTACGCAACAATGGTATGATTATCAATCTCAATATACACAGTTTTGGCAATTAGATAGTAGTGGTTATATAGAAAGAGTTTATTGGAATTATGATAATGGAGATCTTCAGTATGATAGTGTAAACCCATCTACTGCAGGTTTATCTGGAATAAAAATATCTAGTTCAGGAAGTAGTGATGCAGCAACTGCTTGTTCTACTACACCAAGCACTATAGTTTATTATGATGAAACAACTCTAGGCAATAGTACAGTATTATATACAGATTCTAGAGACGCAGGAGCAAGTACTGCTAATAATAAATTTAACGGTGGTGGAAACTGGTATAAGTTTGAAAATAACTATAGAGCGCAAATAAGTAGCAGCGGTGTAATATCTAATTATGCAAGTTGTTAAAAAAATAAAATAAAGGTATTATATATATATGTTAAATAGCATTATTGAATTATTAAAGTACTCTAGAAGCAAAAACGAGAATGTGCAAATAGCAAAAGGTAAATATAAACTACCTAGTAGTATAAAAGATGCGTATAATCAATTTAAACAAGAACGCAAATGGCAGTCAAAAAAACAATAGAATTAGAAGTAGAGGTAGGC